GAAGTGCCATAGTCTAAAATAAGTTTGTTTGTTGAAAGGGGCTTACACAAACCCCATTGCTTTGACCAAGTCATTCAACCCTTGTTGACTTGAATTTTTGACGAATCTCTCTTTGGCTTTTGCCAATTCATTTGCAGAACTTGCAGAAGAAGGTGGGGCTTTAGAGACTCCAGGTTGTGCTGGTGCGCGTTTAATTGGAGCGGAAGACTTCTTGTTGGACTTCATGTCGTTGTAGGCTTTCATTCCTAAAACAACCAATCCGGCAACGTGCTTCCAGTCAGCTCTGCGCTTTTTGATCTCAGGAAATTCCTTGAGAACCATTTGCGCGGCTCTGTACTCTTCTGTTTCAGGCTTATTCAACCAAGGAAAGTCATTTGCAGCCTGTTGTTCATGTACCACTTGGTTTTGCAGGTACTGAAAACGAGCAGGCAACTCAATTTCCTTTCGCTTGATAAATGTAGCCTTGGCAATCCTTACTTCTTTATCCGTGAGTTCGCGCTCCGTGCCATCCGGCATTGTGACAACAAACCCATCTGGATTTTGCTCGCATTGCAAAATATAATCTACTGTCTTCCTGTACTCTTCGTTTACCTTGTCGATTGTGTCGAGAGACTCAACGTAATCAGACACTTCATCGCGATATACAGGTGCAGCAGACTTGGTCTGCTCCAACTCTTGCTGGAGTTGTGCAAGCCTTTGCTTTTGAGCTTCAAGTTCAGCTTGAGCGGCTTTCTTTGCGGCAACTAATTTGTTGATCCGCTTTTGAACGCCTTTCGTCAAAGAACTCTCGTCAGCCTCAGGCTGATCGGAATCACCATCTTCTTCCTGAGGAACTTCGTCACTTGACGACTCTTCAGGCTCTTGAGGTTCTTCCTGCTTCCCCTCTAAAGCTGGGGACGCTTCCCCCTCGTCGAGGAATCCCGATTTAAGCAAGTCGCTAAGACTATGCTCGTCGAGTTGACCGAGTTTATTAGCAACGGGATTACTTCCTGCCTCCTGACCCGTAGAATCAGGCTGTGTATTTTCTGTTGTTTCCATGCAGTTAAGGTTGCAAGATCCTTTTCAATTCAAGCCAGTAACGCTGGCAGGCCCGTTGTGATACTTATTGCTCAGTTCTATCAGGAGTCAATCCGTTCATATGCAACGCCTGATTCCTCATGTCTATAATTGCTGACAGGGCATAATTAATCCCCTCTGCTTGACCACACAAATGAATCCTATCTTCTCCTTGTGTTGAGCTTGATATAGCCTGCAAAACAAGTGTGTTTTGAAGAGATTGTAAAAATTTAACAATCTCTGAATACGTCTGATTTGTTCCTGAGAACCCGAATGCTGTGCGTTGATCTTCTGTCATAATTTATATCTTGTAATACCAAACAACCATATTTCTTCCACATTCAAGAATTGATCTAAACTTCTTTCTTGATGCATTGTTCTTTTTTAAGATTCTCTTGCAAGTTGCTTCGGACACGCCCAATGCCTCCATTGCCTGTTTTATTGTTATCCACCCTTCTCCTTTTGGGGGAAATGGAACATTGATTTTTTGAGCTAGTTGCTCAATCCAGCTTACACTGGAAGCCTGAATGTGTTGTTTTTTGTTTCTTTTGCCAACCATACAATTGTTTCGTTGTCGCAATACTCTCCCCACGAAAACCCCCTGCTCCAGCTTGTGGTTGCCCTTCTGTTTGCTGCGTACTCAGCACTTTCCAGATCCCCGAGCCATCCAACACAATATCCAGTAGGATGTCCCCTGTTGCGCCCTTCAGCTTGCGTAACCCTATGCAGGTGAGCAATAACAACTTTGTTTGCTGCTCCTGTACACACGGCTTCCGCATGATCGCGAACTGCCATTTCATTGATCATGTATCCATGCCCAAACAAGGCATCCCCATATTGTCTCCATCCATTTTGAAATGAATACGGAACAACCTCACACTTGATTTGCTTTGTCCTATCAAGGATCTGTCCATAAATCCTACTTGCAAGGGAACTGACGATTGCCCTTGGTGACTCCATTAGCGATGTAAGCCTGGCCTCATGGTTTCCAAGAAGATACACGTTTGGGCGAAACATGGAGATAAACGTAAGACCGTCATTTAGATCTCCCTCTGGGTCAGTCGCGTCATCCGCTGTTCCAATTGCTCCAGCACGAAGGCAAGCAAGATCAATGGCATCTCCAAGATGAATTTTAGTATGCGGCTTCCATCTTTGCTCAAACTGCAACACTTGTTTAAGCAATTTTTGATCCGCAAGATGTCCGTGCGTACATCCAACAGCCATGAACCTTTTCCAGGTTCTTACGATGTTTGCCATGAATTACGCAGGTTGCTGCGATGCCGGAGTTACTCCAATGCGTCCAATTACAGCATTTTGCTGCTGCATAACACTCATCTGAAGGTTCTGCACATATTTCTGGAACAATTGCTGGAAGTTTGGATCTTGTTGCAGTGCTGCCTGAGCCTTTGGATTTGCCTGAATGATTTGCTGCGCATACTGCATTTTGGTTTGTGCAGTAGGATCATTTTCCTGATACAAAGCCTCGTTCCCAAGAAGCATCATTCCAATGTCGCTCTGGACATCTTTGAACATCTTCTGGCTTGCCTGCTGCTGATTCATAATCAACTGATCTGCCATCTCTGGAGCAATCGCTTTAATCAGCATCTCGACAAGTGCGTTTGAGTTAAGCACCCCACCAGAATCCATCTGTTTAATGGACTGAAGGAACTGCACTTTCTGTGCAATGTACTCCTTGTCCAAGTCCATGACATCAAATCGAAGGTTGAAATCAAACTCGTTGTGGATCTCAGACAATTGTTTTGGCAACTGTCCTCCAGTAACTCGCATGATCTCTTCCTGACTCATGTACTGGCAGCATAACGAGAACATCTGCCTGAACACACTGCGCCATGTCATTAGCCAACTATTGACCAGCTTTTGCTGCAACAACTGTGTTTTACTTGGAGGAACAAGTCCGTTTACCGTTCCAAAGTATGCTGCATGGTTTGCTTCAACACGCTGAATTAAGTTGAACGCAACTGAAGGCTCCCTGGCCGGAGGTTCCATGAACGAGTAGTCGCTCTGGTTCACAACCGGCAAAGAAATGCCAGGGCCAACACGGTTAATTGCTCCAACACGCTTGACTACTTTGATCGGGGGAAGCGTTGAGAATGCCGTATGATCTCTGATTGAGTCATGTTGAGCTTTGATCTCATCTTGATCCGTCGATGCAAGTTCTGGAATGCCGCGAGTGTCAACAACAGCACGCCGCAACTGCTCCCTGCGAAACTCAACAAAAGGATACTCACCATGAGCATAATCAAGCCTCTCATGGATTGCCCAAGAGTCTTCAAACTCTGTCTTGTCGCTAGCTGCCTGCGGACAAATGACTGTGTAGTAGATTGCTGGCGCGTTTCCATCGAGACTCTTGGTGTAGCAGTATACCACTTCCACCATGTTCATGTAGTTGACACCATTATAAATCAGCATCGTCGTTGTTGGCAGCAGGTTCAAATTGTACACAGTGCTGCTTTTCCCAATCGTCTGAAGAGCGCGTTCAACCCAGTCAGGGTTCCAGTTTTCAGTTGTGATTTTTTCACGAAGCTCAACTTCGCTCATCCAAGTTCTGCGAAAGATTACACGACTTCTCTGTAAATCCGCTGTTTCTGGAGGGAAAATGATCTCATCCCAAGGCTTGAGGGCTACAATCTCAGGAAGGTTCTTACTGACGTACTCTTCATCCTTGGTTGTCACCCCAGTCTCAGCCAGTTCTTTTACCATTCGTTTTGCGTCACGAATTGTTAAGTCTGGCACAGAAGCCTGGATAAGTGCAGCAGCTTCTTCTGGAGCAGACATGATTAGACTTGGCAACTCAGCCAGGACTGCGCTTCCAGAGTTCTGCGCCATCGCCATCACCTCTTGCATTGTAATCTCTTGAGATCGCTTGGAGATGTTTTGCTGCCATCCCACAAAGAATGCGCTCCATCCATACTGTAAAGCGTACTGAGCCGCCAACTCAGCCTCTTTGAGCAATTGCTGGGACATCTTGTTGTCGCGAATCCAACGCATAAGTGTAGATGCAATCTGACTTGCACTCATGTCGTTTAACTCTGTACCACTTACTCTGATGTCAGCTTTCTGGAATGCCATCACAAGCAGTGCTGACAGCTCGTTGCAACTTGAGTCAATCAACCTGTTGCGAACATCACTTGCTCCCTCAAATGGCCATGCAGGACTGCCATCCGGCCTATTTTCAGAGTGTTTCTTGCCATCATCAGTCTGTCCGGCCCAGCGCGAGAACCGAATGTTATCAAACTTTGTGACAAGGTTTCCCTGGCTTGAGTTAACCATCGCACGGTTGTACTCATTCAGCAACTCGCCCACGTGAGGCTTGTCTGATGCAATAGCAAGAAGGTCAGTCTTTGAATCCATATCTTTTAGTAGCTGCCAATCGTTTGAAGTTTTTTAAGTTGTTTCTCCCAAATTTCTCCTCCAACGTGCCTTGGCTGCATAACTACAAGATAGCCTAAAGCATCTATCGGATCTTTACAAGCACCCTTCTGCCCATCTTGTCCAGTCCATTCTCGCATAGAATAGATTAGGTTTTGGCAAGATTCGTGTATCA